GATTCGATACGGTGTTAGAGCCGCCAGTCCATTGACTGACGTTGATTACAATGAATTCGGCTGGGTATTGTAGAGCTACTCCAACCTCAAGGCGTACTTCACCGTTGTTGATAGTGGTTGACGTATTGTTGGTATTGTTACAAGTAACGTAAAAAGCTTCTGCAGAGTTTGCGCCCTTAAGACCACCTGCACGCCAGAACTCTCCAAGGAAAGCAGCCGTTGTCATGCTGATACGGTCCCACAGACGTTGATCGTTGGGCTCGAACACTGCAAATTGCGTTGCGTCCTTGAGGGACTGCTTGATGTAGTTAAGCGAACGGCGGATCGGGATGTACTTGCCGGGTGAAAGCTTGTCAAGGGTGCGAGTACCATTAATGATAACTCCCGCCCCAGGAACCGACTTAAGCAAGTTAATGCCATACTTTGCGTAAAGATTGTCTGCGTCTGTTGGTGTAAATGTAGTAGTAAGGCCAATTGCATTACGAACATCAGTACCATACCCTGCAGGCGCCTTAGCTACTGTGCGTGATATTTCCGAACGAATGTACGCTCCAACGATTGCTCCACCTGGGTAGGTGTCACGAATTGCAGCAGGTCCAGTCTTGGTTGGATCGGCCATCTTAAGCATTGGGTAGTACACCGCTGCGTATGACGAAGGGGTGTAACCCTGTACAGTACCTGCACCAATGGTGGCAGGATCTGTAGCAGTTGAGGGGTCAATAACAACAAAAGAATTACCACGAGCGTCGGCCTTAGCAATAAGGGCGTTTACAACACCAACGCTGCTTTGTCCAACTGCATTTAAAATGAGAACACCCTCAATTGTTTCAAGTCTATTATTAATAGCAGATATGTAGTCGTCACCAACAACTGCATCCCCATCAACTGATGCGGAAAACTTCTTTTCGTCTGTAACAAAAGCCCAAGAAGCACTTGCTGAAGTCACGGCACCAACTGATGCACCAACATAAGAGTTAGTAATATACTGCGAGTAGTTATTTAATACAGTAGGTGCATATCGGTTATTTGCAGGATCTGTTGAAATTTCATTCCAACGTTCAACTTCAACACCATCAAGATAAACCGTCAAGTTAAAACTAGGAATAACTGTGCTTGTTGCTGTTATTGCTCCAGTACGGTTATCTGAGTTAACCTTAACTGACAAGCCCTTTCCTGAAGCCGTACCATTGGCCCATGCTCCTGGGCTTTCTGCACTCATCGTCAATAACGCTGTAGAGGCACCAGAACCAGTTGGGTAATACATAAGCGTTGCCGTAGCGGTTGTTGCAAGTGTTCCGCCAGTGCTGGGTGAAGCGTGTAGTACACGAACAATATATGCTTCACGACCACCATTTGCAAAGAAGTGGTACACAGCGTAACCAAGTTCATGGTTAGTACTAATGTCACCATAAAGTGACTTAAAGCCACTCCATGAGTTAATCAATGTTGCTGCAAGTGGACCGCGAGGAGCAGTTCCAAAAAATACGGCAGTTGAATTGGCGTTGTTAGAGCGTTGGGCGCTGGTAGTCAGCGTTGATTCACTTACGTATACGCCTGGGGTTGAATATGTGGCCATTTAAAATACCTCCAAAAACGGCGGGATGAATACAGAATTACTCGAATTGTTTATGTTTGTTATCTTACCAACAACAGAGGTGACGTGCTTGAGGGTGGTCATATCTGAAGCAGGTATCTCGGCTGACATGTGAATTGTGTACACTTTTCTAAAGATTCTCTTACGGTAGCCAGCTTCCCCATCGAGAAGGTCGCTGTTACCCCAAGACATGAGGTCAAACCTACGGATTGTCCCATCTTCTGGGACATCGATAAAACCTTTGCGCAAAGGTACTACTCGGCGCATAATTTTTGATGTAAGTTGACGATCATGGAGGGCGCTTCGTGCGTATGTAGATATTTGATAAATCAAGGTAACTGGCACAAAGGAATCCATTTTTAGGTAAGAACCTGCACCAAGCGCAGTAGACATACCAGCAGCATCTAATTCTGATGGAAAGTAGTCAATAAAGGATGGTGAAAGTGAAGCTCCAGCAAAATCATTACTGTAGTAATAGTTCTGTTCAGAATGCTGTAACGCCCTATTATGGGTAATACCTACGTTTTCAATGGTAATAAATGGGTAGTTCTTTTCTTTTTCCCCATCTGGGTACCTAAAGAAAACATCAGCAATGCGTGTGGCTTCTCGATCATCCGAAACAGCAATGTTGGCAAACCTAGCTTTTACAGCAGCATCTTCTGCAAGCAGGAATCCAGGGTTACTCATTTGTAACCCTTAAGTGACATTTGTACATCATCATTAAACTTAGATTCAAACGTTCTAATAAGGGCGTTAGGTGATTTTTCACCAGTACCGTACTCAAGCATCTTGGCTTTTTCCTTAACTTCTTTTGAACCATCAATTGAAACTTTTACAGAATTACTATTTGAAATAGAAACTTTAAGAAAATCAGCAATTTCAGACCAACCCTCTTGGGTCTTGGCGTATTTGCGAACTTCAGCCTGGTATTTAGCTGCAAGTTTACGGGTTTTAGTATTTACCCCAGTTGATTTAGTAAATTGCTTATCAAGACCGGTAGAACCAATTAAAAGGGCAGCAAATGAAAGACTCAAAGAAGAAGGTTTTGAGGAAGCCAATCGCATGGCGCACTCTCCGAGTCTGGGCAGTTGGGGCACTCAACGCTCGTTGAGTACTCCTATTCTACTCTATTATTGGAAGTGTTGCAGGCCAAGGAAAGTTGTCTAAGCCAAGCGCACCAGGGCCTGGGTCATTTAGGAACTCTTGGTTAATGAATGTTTCCTGACCAGAAACAAGAACAAAGATATCGTCCTTTAGACGACCACGTACTTTGTAATCATAGACTGCGTAGTACCGACCATCATATAAAAAGATGTCATTTAGATGGTTTCGGTATTCGTATGGTGTTGTTATACCAGCATCGCGTAAGTCTTTAATTGACACAAAAATGTCCATTGTTTGAACAGGTTGTCTGGCTTCTGGAATGGACCTCTTTTGATCTTCATTTTCAGACCCCAACATAATTGGGATAATTACGCCATCTTTATAGGATCTTCCACCAGTTCCACGAACACCTTCGTCGTAGACATCATCATAAATGCTGTTTACGCTTGCAGATCCAAGAACATTAAATTCATACCAAACTACAGTTTCGTTGGCTACTTTATGGTGCCTACGAAAGTGTTTATTGATAAGGTCAAGTTCTCTACGGACATCCATTAGTAATAGGCGTTAGTGGTCTGCCCAGACCTTGGGGTAGTGTCAATATACACATCTGTGCGCAAATCGTCTTCAAGTACCTCGCGGTTCATGATGCCAGGGTCAACATCTGGCCACAAGCGTTCCATGGGTGAGTAGTCACCAAATTCTTTAGGCTTGTATAGCGGGATAAGCCGGTTAGTTGTACGTGATGTACGGCGCAAACTAAAGACTTCAATGCGGTCAATACCAATGTTAAGAGCAGTAGCGTGACGCTGATACTCCCCTTCCCATTGGGATAAGAGAGATTGAGCCATGCGAAAACGCTGGCTGGCAGGAATATGCACAGACTCAGATGTAATTACATCAATATCACGGCTGAACTCGGTCATTAGAGCCCACAAAGACTCACAGATAGCGGCAATACCAATTGCGTTAACGAGTACTTCAGACATTCCGTCAATACCTACGCCAAGGTCACGGATATGTTTTTCTAAAGCGCGCTGTGAGTAGAAATCAAGATCAGCAGGAGTAAGCCACTCGTAGTAGTACCCTTCAATCATAATCTTTGAGCCAGAAGCTGGCAAAGTAGCAAGGCGTAAAATACCATTACGCTCATCAAGTACATAACTTGTTGACGCAAGTTCTGTAGTAGCCCCACCAGACGTATACGTTGCGATCCAGATACTGGATGTGTCAATGTTGACATGACCCAGCTCATAGGTACGCCCAGCGGCATCAAAGGTTACTTGAAAGAACCTTGGGAAATCTCGTAAGTAAGTACGAGCAATTGTGCTTATATCAGCAAAAGTGGCCACGTCTATAGTGTACTAGATGTTGCTGGATGGCGGAAGGGTGTCTAGTTTAGGCTGATTGTAGGCGGGTTGTGTCTCTCGGTGGCGTGCACTTGAAACAGTGCGCTTTAAAACTACCTGTTCAGCAGGAATATTTGTTGGTTTAGGAAGGTTACTCATGCGTAACGGATGTAGTACTTAACGTACATTGTGTTTGGCTGGATGTTGATAGGAGTGGGAGTAGATTGACCGGCAAAACCAGACACCAAACCACTTGAAAGTGGGACATCAACTGTGTGTGTATGCGTGGGTGCAGATGAGGTTGCATTTGCATAACTAACTGCCATACCTGGGGTTGTACCACCTGCGTAAGTTAGGCCATCACCGTATCCATTTGCGTTACTATCGTACACAGCAAGATAACCATTTGGTGGGTATGTGCTTCTCAAACGAGTAGAAAAATCTTGATCACTATTGCTTGGGGTGTGAGTGTGTACTCCACCGTCTTGCGCGGTTCCAGTATGTCCATGATTAATAGTATGTTGATGAGAAGGGATATTTGTTATCCCAATATCAATTGTATTATCAAAGTTTCCAGCAGCAGTTCCCAATGCTCCACCAGCGGATGGGAGTCCAGCCATGTAGAAGCCGCGGAAATCTGGGAGGTTGAAAGTTGTTGAGCCATTACCATCACCATAAGGAAATGTAGCTCCACTGTTTGTAAGCACCGTATATAGAGAAGCATAAGTAGTACGGCTAATTTCATCACCGTCACACTCCATCCAAACAGCACCATTAGGTGCAACTGGAGATACCCAAGTAATAACGGTACCAATCGGTACGCCTGGATCAATAGGAGTAATTGCTAATTGAATCCACGTAGATGCATCGCGCTTTACGTGCACACCAGATTCGCCAGTTAAAAGCGTTGACGTACGCAAGTAAAGGTCACCAATATCACCCGTGGTGGCCGCTGGATAAGCAGATGCACGGTAAGCAATTGGAGTATTGATATCACGACGTTTATCAACAATGTGTGATGCAAGAATTGTTGGAATACCTTGAGCACGATATACAGATGCTAAAACCACGTCGGTGGCAGGATTGAAGTAAGAAAGAACAGGTACTCCAACTGTAGAAACCAAACGACTAGAGGATTTAGGATGAGTCGGATTTAACGCAGATTCTGTTCCGTAAAGGCCAGTTAAGACCATTGCAGAACCAGTAAGTCGTGCTACAACCAAATCAAATCGCCCAAAAGTAGAAGTAGTTGGTGGTTGTGGAATATTCAAAAAGCTGTTTGCATTAACTGTGTAAACCACATTATTAAGTACGACCACACCCCCAGCAACTGATACCGCAGCGTTACTACTACCAGCAGCAGTAACAGTTACAGAGCAACCGCTAATAACACCAGTCTTATCATTGCCAAGAATCTCAAAGTCAATTGAGTCTGGCTCAGCCTGGTCTAAAACTGCATACTTGTTACCTGAAGTGGTATCAGTTGCGTTGGGGATGATATAGGCCATCGGTTACCTCAGGAAAGGGTGTCGTAGATGTTGCTGTTTTTGCGAAGGTAGGCATACAAATCCTTGGGGAGCTTGTAACGCTTACCATCAACAAAATCAAAAGAATCGCTGCCCCAGAACATTTTCCATGTTCCCTTAACACGGGCACTTACGTAGTCGCTGTCAGCAGACATTACTGTTACTGGTTCTGCAACAACAACTTCGTCTTCCGAATCAAACTCGTCTTGATCTTCAACTTGCTCAGCAGTGAATGCTGAAGGCTTTTTACGTGCTGCCATGATTTCTCCTTATTGAGTACATAAATGAATATGGTGGGGGTGATTAACCACCCCCACCATACTACATCATTCTTACTAGATAACTCAGGTGGACGAAATTGCTCCACCCTTGGTGTTGATGATGACGCGGGATTCGTGGGTGATAACACCGAAGCCCCAAATTGCGTACCAAGCCAAGCCGTGCTCACGACCGAAGTCAATGACACCACCGTCACGGAGTTCAACCGGAAGAGCAATAGCGTGACCAAATGCGTTGTCACCAATCATGATTGCGCTGTATGACGAAGCGTCAGGAGCCTGAGCGCCTGCGGTCACTGAGTCCAAGTCAGCAGGAATCGTGAGACCCTGCTTGACCTGGGTGGTTTCGATGAACACGACGTCGTACAAACGACCGATTTCACCAAGCATGAAGTTGCCAGGAGCGGCGTACTTCGTGACTTCAATGAATTCCGGCCAGTCACGGAGCGAGCGGCTCTGCGACGGGTGGACG